AAATAACATAGATAATGAGCCTAATGCAGAGCAAATAGAGAACCTTAGACAACTTTGCAAGACTATCCTACAACCTCTTAGAGAGGATTTTCAGCTACCAATTAAGATTACCTCTGGCTTTAGGTCGCCTGAATTATGTGAATTAATAGGTTCTAAACCTACCTCACAACATTGTGCTAACAATGGAGCTGCCGCAGATTTTGAAATACCTGGTATAGATAATAAAAAAGTCTTTAGACATATCATTGAAAACTTACCTTATGACCAAATAATTTTAGAATACTATGATGAATCTGATATAAACTCTGGATGGATTCATGTATCTTGGTCGCCAAATCCTAGAGGACAAGCACTAACAAAAGATAAAGAAGGCTATAAGACATGGCAATAGATAAGTCTAAAATGAAATGCAACTCACCTAAACGACAAGTTCAGGGTGGCAAAAAGTTTGTAGTCAAGGCTTGTAAAGGTGGCAAAGAAAAGATAATTAGATTTGGGGATGCAAATATGACTATTAAAAAAAATATCCCTGCAAGAAGAAAAAGTTTTAGAGCAAGACACAAATGTGAAACTGCTAAAGATGTATTTTCTGCAAGATATTGGTCTTGCAAAAAATGGTAACAATAGGAGATAAATTATGCCAATGGTAAATGGAAAAAAATATCCTTACACTAAAAAAGGTAAGGCAGCAGCTAAGAAAGCTAAGATGAAGAAAAAGAAAAAGAAAAAATAATGAAAAAAGTTAAAAAAGGTTATCATAGAACTAAAGATGGTAGAGTTGTTAAAAAGGGACTTTACTATTATATGAATAAAAAAAAGAAATCTGGTAAAAGTAAACCAGGTAAAGGTACTGTATCTGATAAGGCTTTAAAAAGAGCTAAAAAAACTGCTAAGAAAAAATAATTGTTTTTAGGTGTAGTTGCTAGTCAACTGGGTATGATGGAGGGGTAAAGGAATAACTGTGTCTAAAAAAAGTTGGGTTCGTAAAGAGAAAATAGTTTCTGTTGGCAATTGTAAATATTGTAAATCAGAAATGACCTCAGAAGATTCATTCATTCCAATTGGAAAAATAGTAAGAGGTAAGTATCAATATCAAAATGCTCATTATGATTGCGTCAGAGAGAATGACCATAAGCCTAAAACTAATTTTGATTGGTAGTGAATAGAGTTAGTGTTCTTTAATGTTTATTTAAGTATTTGACCTTTTTATTATACTTTCGTATAAAGGTATTGGCTAACTTTAATTTAGTTTGCCATTTACTTATTAGCTTTTGGTAGTGTTCTAATTTCTTTTTTCGTTTTTCATCTTTGGACAAGATAACGACTTTAGGCTTTAGGACACCATTTAGCCAATCTTTTTCTTGCACATATTTTATCATGGCAAGTTCAAGTTCGGCTTGTTGAAAACAATGATTAGGTAGAGTTGGTCTTAACCATCTATGCACCATGTGAGATACATCATGGATTAATCTTCTCCAACCATTGTGTAATTGACTTGGATCACCTGATAAACAAACCCAACATTTTCTAGTATAAATGTTCCAAGTTTTTGAACCAAATGGTCTAGTTTTTCTAACTGCCATTTTTTTCTTAACCCATTCATCTTTATAAGGATGTCTGGTTTGTTTTCTTCCAAACTTTTTAATTAATAAAGAATATGCTTTTTGACATTCTTCTCTAGTAATATAAGGAAGATTATTAGGTAAAGTGTTATTACATTCATTGTACTTTTTTTTCTCATTCATAATTTTATCAAGAGTAGCCATCTTGCTATCAAGATTAGTTATGAACTGTTTTATGTTTGTTGACATAAGACTCCTATTCCAAGAACTAACATAACTCTATTCACAATGTTTAATAGCTAAGTGATTTTTTAATCACTAATAAAAATTTCTCATAAAAACTTTTATAAATATATTCTATCATATGCACTTTTTTGAAATCGTCTAAAAGTGAGTAAAATGTTTTTTTTGAAAAAATTATTATTGATTGGTGCGATGTATAAACTGAAAGAAAAAGCTTTTTTGGATTTTAAGGTAATTTTTTTTTTATTTTTATTGAATAGTAATCGACATTTCTGTCGCACCACATTAAATTAATTAACATTGGCGTTGTAACAAAATGTGATCTAAGTGTTTTTTAAAAAATTAAGTGATTCTAAAAAGAATTAACTTTCCCAAAAATTCATAGCATCTTTAAGATAATTTCCATCTTCGCTTTTCCAAAAGTAATGATCGAATTGTGGTTGAATATAATCTTTTACTACTTTAGGATCGTTGCTAAGACTTACTAGGTTCTGTCTTATCTTACATCTTTGAATTATCTTAGGTATTCTTTTTTCTATATTCTCTGGTTTAAGTTCCTCACAATTACCTGCATGAAATACTTTGTAAGATTTCTCATTAATATAACAAAGATAAACTGGCACTTTGAATACTGAATAATAAAAATCTATTTGCAATAAATGAAAAGGCTCTGGACTTGTTTCCGGTAGCTTCTTGGTTAGCCAAGACCTAGTACCATCTTTTTTGACAATACCTTTTCTAGGAAATTTACACTTATCCTCAATAATAAGTTTATCTCCTTTAAGATCGCAGTAACCATGAACAGGAATATTTATTCCATCAAACCATCTAAAAGCCTCTATCTCAGGTTTACAAGTTTCATAACCAGGAATAGATTGGTGAGCTGCATGACCATTAGCAATCATATCTCTTATGATACTTTTGTAATGATTAAACTCATCTTCGTCTTTTAATTCTGGAACAAATTTTTTAAGTTTCTCCTCTACCGGAACAAACATTATTGACTTTCCTCTTTTTGTTTAGCCTCAAAGATTTTGTTTTTTTCATTTTCAAAAGCAATATTAAATTCTTCTGACACTACATCTAATTCTTTATAGTCGTCTAAGAAATAACTTAATGGTTTTTTTAAAAATTTACTTATCTTTACAAGGTTGACCAAAGGAATTCTGTTCTCTCCTTTTTCATATTTTCCTATTTGTTGATATGTATTTTTAAGTGCTTTAGCAACTTTAGTTAATGGAATAATAGTTTCTTTACCAGTAAATTCATTAACCTTAGTTCTTCTTGCTTGTCTTAATCTTTTACCTAAATCAATATAGAATTGATTATCTTCCTCAAAGTTTTTCTTAGCTTTATTTGATAGTTTCATTTTGTTTCCTTCCTTTAATTTAGAGTATAGAATCCCCTAAGTATTTATGCAACTTTTCCTATATACTCAATTAAGTATATAAAAATCTAGCATCTTTATTCTCTGCTTCAACGATTCTTCGGAACAATTGATTATATTCCTTAAACTCTTGCAGAGTATGTACACATTGTCTTCCTTTATCTTTTGCACCCATAATCTTTTTGTGTGCATTATCTAGCTTAGTGTACAATCTAATGTTGCTATTTCTTAAGCTCATTATTCTCCTCACCAATAATTTTAATATTTGCACTAATAAGTTTGTTATCGGTGATATTTGCTTTGGCAAACTCACTAGGCATTTTTTGATTATGTGCTTTCTCTGTAGCTTCTTCCACAGTAGCACCATCAAAAATTTCTTCAAAATCTACAGTTAGTTCTAAGTTTGATTTTTTGATTACTTTAACCATTTAATATTATGTTTCTGCTATATCCTGCGTAATCTCTTTTTAATTCATCTCTTTGCTCTAGTTTTAACACCAAAGCACTAACTGAGTTTTTGCTTTTATAACCCATCTCTTTCGCCATTTCTGAAAAAGTTGGACTATATTTGTATTTTTTATTATAATTTTTAATGAATTGCAATAGCTTCATCATTTTAGGAGTCATCGGTCTTTTACCTCTTTCTATCTTGTTCATTTAAAACTAACCTCCTTAACAGTTCTGCATAGCCATTTATGTCGTCAAAGCTATCTTTTTTATAGTTTTCTGATTGCATAACTCTCCAAAGTTTTAAAAAAATCATAAAAATACCAAACAATTTTAAAGGTACTTTGACTTCACAATTGTTATGTACTGATAAATATTTTTCTAAAATACCTGACATAATATAAGATGTATGGTCAAACTCTCCATAATCATCTTGTTTTTCTTTTAATAATCTTTCTATCTCACTTATAAACTTAACATTATCTGACATAGTTTCCTTCAGTATCTTTACACCAATGTGCAATTACATTTTGATCTTTATATTTTACTAACACCCAAACCTCACCATTACCTTCTTTGTAATTAGGATTATTAACATATTTAATAGTTTTGTTAAAAATCTCCTCACAAGTAACAGGATTTTGGGAGCTAAGATAAGGTATGTTTTCATACTTTAAATTCCCATTACTTGTAAAGATGACTAAAACTAAATAAATAACCTTCACTAATTAAAAGGGTATTTCTTTACTTTGTGTTTTAGCTTGTTTTGGTTTGTACTCATTCTTGTAGCCTGACAAGATAGTACCTTCATCGTTTAACCAACCAATTAAACCTTTTTGACCACCGGCATCTGGATAATTCATTTCACCAGTAAACTTGTCATCACCTTTAAATAGAACTCCTATTTGAGCAAAGACTCTAACAAATTTAGTTTTACCATCCTTAGATGCTGCTTTAGTTCCAAGTATCGTTCCTTTATTACCATTATCCAAAGTTACATTTCCTGAGAAATCAATTTTGATGGCTTTTTCATTGTTGGCATCATAAGGAAATAAAACGAAATCCTTCTGCTTACCACTACCATTGTTTTGCATTTTGTCCTCCATTGGTTTTAATGCTTTGTTGTTGTTGTTCAAATAACTTTTCAATTTTATCGTCTGAATTGTTATTCTTTTTCCAATTAGAATATAAAGCTGTCAACTTGGTTTCGGTTGTTTGCTTTTTAATTTCATCCTCAATTGAAACTTTTTTAGTTGTGCTTTGAGTGTTTGTACTTTGGTTATTCAAAGCGTTTACTAATTCTTCTGCACTAGCATACTCAGATCCTGACAGACCAAAGGCAGCTAAACATCTTCCCAATGCCGAACTGGAGCAATTTTCTAATGCACTTGTTTTATTTATAAATGAACTGTTCCTAAACTCCTCTGCATGACCTACTGCATAAATAGTATCAGAAATATAAAGTTCAGTTTTCATTATAACTCTATCTGCATCATGGAATAAAACTTCTTCATTTAATCTAGCTTCTGGAAAATACTCTAATAAATGTTTAAGTCTTTCGTTTACTGTAGAATATTTCTTTCCTTTAATATTTACTGTTGGAATATTAATAATATTTTTAAGACAAATCTGTCTTCTTTCTTTCATTCCGCCTTTACTTTTTTCTTCTGTTTGTGGTCTTAGTTTCATGTTTTCCTTCCTGTAATTTACGATTTTCCTTTATTTGTTCTACATC